AACGTCAGCGGAGCAAAGGATGGTGTTGCCCTTCCCTCTACGAGTTCTTTGTGCGATTGCGTTAGCATCACGCTCGATCTGGAAGAGTAGACCCTTGAACTTCTCAACGCTCCAACGACCGTTAGAATCAACGTCAAGGTCGAATACACCAGCGGTAGCAGTATTTACAGCAGCGCCTTGCTCAGCAACCTTATAGATGGTTCTGATAACTTCTCTGTTGATTTCTGCGAGGATCTCAGTTGAGAGAATGTTAGCAAGTTCTGCTTCTGCGTTTAGACCGTGGATAGCCTTGAGGTCTTGAGCGAGTTCTAGTGAATACTCGGCCTTGAGTGCTCTTGACTTAGCAGTTACGGTGACTTTCTCGATTGAGAATGCCATTTCGTTGAACTGATCAGAAACGCCGAGGTTCTCAGCGTCGCCAGTGTTCATGCCCTGACCTACATTGTAAGCGAGGGATGAAGCAGCACCAACTGGATTTAGAAGACCAGGATTAGTACCTGCTTGTGCAGTAGTACCGAAACCAGCAACTCCATCGGTGAATCCACCTTCGTTGTTGAAACCGCTATCCTGACCAGAGAATGCAGTATTTGCTTCGTCGAAGAATGCTTCAGTACCGCTCTGGTTGGTGTAGCGTGAACGCATTGCGAAAATTAGACCAGTAGGACCGGTCATTGGTTGAACGCCTGCGAGATCGTATGCAACGAGGTTAGGCATTGCACGACGGATTAGGCTAATTAGTACAGGGTCAAAACCAGCAACTGGACCACCTGCAGCAGCACCAGTACCAGTGTTTGAAAAACCACCAGTACCTGCTGAGTTGGTTGGAGACTCAGTTAGGAATGAACCTGACTGTGAGAAAGCATTTTGCTCTCTTAGAAATCTTTCTTGGTTTTCTAGCAGTTGAGCGGTTACAGCTCTTCTGTGTGAATCCTTGATAGAATCAAGGCCTTCATAGTTCAGAAGTGGTGCCCACTTTTCCTGCAGATGCTCTTGACTGAACATTTGCGTTTACCTTTTGTGAATGTTTACGTTTGATTTAATATTAAATTCAGTTTTTTGGAGAAGTTACTGAAAGAGCTCTTAAATAAGCATTCATTGAATCTGAGTGATACTCAGGTGCAACATCTACTCCTTCAGATAGAGTTTCAGTTCTTGCCCTTTGAGAAACTGCAATATTTGGGAAATATGATTCCCTTAGAGTTTCTAGTTTTTCACGATATTCTACCTCACTTTCAAACTCAACACTTTCGGCAAGTGAAGCGAGCTTTTCCTTCTGAGAAAGTGCAAGACCCTCAGAAATCTCATCAAAGATCCCATCAGCAACCGACTCTGCGAGACGCTTGTTTAGGGAGATGTTCTTCTCAATTTGCTCGTTGAGTTTTGTCTCCATATCATCAAGTTTTTCTACCATGCTCTCTAGAACATTATATTTATCTTCAGGGATTGATACATAGTGTGCTTCAAAAAGGTCTTTTAGACCATTCATGAAGGAATCAGAAAGTTCCTCCTTAATACCAGATTGGATGGTGAGTTGATTCTCAGACATCCACTCATCAGCGACATACTCTAGATAAGCATCAACTCTTTCTTCTAGAGAAGTCTTAATTTCTTGAACTTCTTCTAGAAGTCTTTCTTCGTATTGTGCTTCTAGTGACTCACGAATTTCTGAAACTCTTGCTCTTAGAGCGGTTTCAAAAATTAGTTTTGCCTTTTCTTGGAATTCTTCGGAGAGTTCCTCACCAGAAAGAAGTGCTTCAACGTCTTCTTCAACGCTGAACTCTTCTTCTACTTCTTCAGTTTCCTCTTCCTCGTCACCTTCTTCAGCAATTACTTCATCTTCCTCAGAATCTTCCTCGGAAATTACTTCTTCATCTTCTAAATCTTCATCTTCCTTCATCTTTTGCATACCCTCAGCAGGTTTTGCTGCTTTGGTTACAATATCCTTAACAGTCTTTAGTGAAGGTTCTGCTAGTTTTGCAGAATCGTCATCAGACTTGTAGTTTTCTGGTGTAGGGCCACCAAGATCTTCCCAAGAACCAGTTTGACCAGCAACAGCACCTGCTGCTAGTTTTGGCATTGTATCCGCTCCCTTAGCACCAGCATTGACAGCGGTTCTGGATTGCTTAGTGCCTACTTCCATTTCTTGTAAATCTCCACGAGACATTTGAACTCTCCGATTAACCTATAAATTTAATCTATATTTATTTATTAAAATATAATTTTAAAGACTATTTAGAAAATTGTTAAATAAATCTAACTTATGTTCTTCAAGTCTTTTTTGATCAACTAAAGTATTAATTTTACTCTTAGTTTGATTGGCAAATTTTTCACGAAGAATGCCACCATCCCATACCCACTCTTTTCCTTCCATAATTCCTTGAACGAAAGCATCAGGTGCAGAAGGATCTGCGACGATATCTGCAGCAGTTGCTAGCATGAAATCTTCACCAACTTCCTTATATCCTTTGTTATTTTCTCTTAGTGATCCAATACCACGAGAAGAAACGCCAAGAGTTACGCCATCTTTGAGTAGAGATTCTGCAATCTTACCCATAGGAGTTGAAAGAATTTGTGCTTTACCGATGAAGTTATTTCCTTCGCGGTAAAGTTCTACAATTTTATGAGAAACTCTATCAAGGTTTACTGTTGGACCATCTGGGTGTCCAAGTTCACCTAAAGCACGACCCTTATTTACGTACTGTTCAGTATAACGTCCTACTTCTCTTTCCATAATAGAAAGAGGATACATGCGACCATTACGGTTCACACATTCTGCTTGAAGGAATGGACCTTTAATATAAAGTTTTTGATTTTTACCAGTTCCTTCGGTAAGAACTTCTACCTTTTCGATCTCTTCTCTGATTAGTTTCATTTTTTTATACGGTAAGTCCTACTTTTGCGCCACGAATAGAAGTATTTGTAGCATAAACACAATGGGTGTATTGTTTTTGCAGTATTTCAACTGAATTACCTGGAAGGGTCATAGAACCAATAACAGTTCCTCCCTGAGTTTCTACTACAACTACTGCATATGCTGTTGTAGAGTTGTTAACCAATCTTACTGCAGATGCTTCAGAAAAGCTTGTAGCAGTACCAGTTGTAGTTGGTAGTGCATCTTCACCACCCAATAGTAATGTTCTAGCCATAGTGCAAAAGTACTTTATTAGTTATTTATTCTTCTTCCGAATTTACAATTCCACTAAACATAGAATTAGAAACTTCAGGTTTTAGTGAATTAATTTTATCTGCACTTTTGCTGAATAAAATATTTTTAATTTCATCACTAATTTTTGAAGGAGATTCATCTCCTATAATCATATCCATTAGATCATCCATAAATTTAAATATTTAAAAATTCTTTTTTATTTATTAAATTTCTCCAGCCTTTAAATCTTTATTATTAAGTTGAGTAGAATTTGCGTCAGACTCTAAATCTGGTTCCATAACTGGAGCACCTAAATCTCCAGCACCACCTGCACCTGCAATAGGTTGTCCAGTTGCGGGATCAATTTGCATTTGTGCAGGATCTGGGATTATTCCAGACTCAATTTCTTTTTTCATTATCTTATCTTGCTCTACAATTTCTTCATCAGTTTGTCTAAGAATCTTTCTTCTTAGATAATCTTGAGAGAAATATTTTCCAACATATGGTTCTGCAGTTGCAAGAAGTCCTAACCTTTCATTCATAAGTTCAGAATCTTTTAATTCTGCAAAATGATTATCGTATAAGAAATCATATTGAATATGCTGTGCCATTACTTCCCAATCTTCGGGAGTAACAATATTCTTAAGAATAAGTTGAGTTTTTAACATATCACTAAACATGTTAGAAAATCTCTTTCTTAGTCTTCCTACAAACTTAGTAAACTTAAGTTCATCTCTAAGAATTTCTGAAGATCTTCCTAAGTTAAATCCACCTTCTCCACTAATTCTTGATCCTGGTACGTTCAATGAACGATATAATTTTTCTTGGAAATAATTAATATCCGTTATTTCTCCAAGATTTTGTCCACCAGGAAGAGTAGAGATTTCAGTTCCTCTACCACCTTCACGGCGAGGTAACCAGAAATCTTCAAGCATACTCATGAATTTTTTATCATCGCGGATTTCTCCAGTAGATGCATCATAAACTAACTTATTTCTATAACGCATCATAACGTCACGTAGATATTGTTCTGCCTTTACTTTTGGTAGATTACCTACATCGATGTAAAAAATACGACGTTCAGGAGCACGAGATAAGCGATAGATAACTAGGGAGTCTTCAATCATTCGTAGTTGATTGAGAGACTTGATTGCTTTATGTAAGTATGATAAAGTTATTCCTTTATTTCTATCTACAAGACCTGATGTGCAATATGTAATTGCATCTTTTGCGATCTTGATTCCATTTTCAGATGAATTATTTTTACTAAATCCTGCAGTACCACCAATTACTTTGGGATTGTAAATGAAATATTCTTCGATCTCTGGAAAATCGTAACTTAAAGGATTATCATCTAGAGTTCTGTTTATAAATGCAGAATCATTCTTATTTTGCTTCTTCTGCCTTACATACTTAATTTTCATAGAATCGATATATCTCAATTCTTGAATTCCTTCATGAGGATTTTTCAAATCAATTACTTTATGATAGAATATCTTTCCATCAATATACCAATTTCTATAAATCTCGTGACACTTTTTGTTAAAATCTAGTAGATCTAAAATTATCTTAAACTCTTCTCTAATTCTTTTTTTAATACCATCACTGGCATTTAAATTTGATAATTCTATCTGTACAGGGACATCATCCGTATCTGAAACAATTGCTTCATTTACAATATCTTCAATAGCACTATCAACTTCTGGATGAAGTGCCATCTCACGATATCTTTTAATTAATTCAAATTCTGTCCTATATACTCCTTCAATATCTACATACGAACCAAAAAACCCGCTAGTTAAATAATGATCGTTCCCGTCCTCATTATTTTGAGGAACGGGAGAGATCGCACTATCGGGTTTGTTATTATTATTATCGTCAATAGAAAAACCAAATAGTTTTGCCATAATTTAATTTTGTTAACTCTTTATCTTACTATTTAGTCTAATTAGACAACGTTACCTGGGCCGTCGTTGATTTCAAAGTATTGAACTTGGAATTCAACAGTGAACTCTTC